AGGCGCGGATTCATTTGCACACTGATATTCATTCCTGCGATTTGATCGGGATTCATATCATTGGCCAACGCAGCATTGATCATGCCGCTCACGGCAGCAGATGCCGTCAGGTACAATCCAACCGGAACAATCACCATAAAGTTCGATGCGTTTTCATTCATTGGATCGCCTGAGTTATCCTTGAATGACAGGATTTTTGCGATTCCCTGCAAAATTGATTGCTGCATTTCTTCTTTACTTGGAGCGGTAACAACGCCAT